AGTCGTTGATATATAAGAGATGTTGCGGTGCACAATCTAACAATCTACGGTTTTAGAATTAATGTGACACTCCAAGAGATGAATCCCCACTTTAACAGTAGGGTCAATATTGATTTCTCCACATGAAGCTTGTTAAAAAAACGTAGATTATGTAGATTGTTAGATTATTTATTAAGACTATTTCTGTGGCATATTGGCGCAATCCCTTGATTTCATTGGACATTTCATGGAACCTTACGTGTCAAGTTTGTAAGGTTAGATAGGGTAGATTCTCAAATAAGTGTCAACAAGCGCCGTAGATCACGTAGATTGTGTCAGGTTAGCCTTAAATGTCAAGTATCAAGCAGCTTTACACCGTTACTTTACACTGTGTTGAAAGGTGAGCTGTCAAGTTTGATACCTTACAGTTTAAACGCGTGATGTAAAGCGGCGCTGAAAGGGCGAGCCGTGACCCCCCGACGTATAGGTAGTTAAAGCTTGTGAAAACAATGACCTTACACGCGCAATGCAGGATCAACAGGCAAAAGAAAACCCACCTTGCGGTGGGCTCTTGGTTACAGGGACATCACTAGCACTAACAACAGGTAGATCACTGGTGCTGCAACGAGTGCACCCAGTACTGCTTTGGTATTGTCGCTCATTTGAAGCTCCTTAGTGGGGCGCTGTCACCGCCCCGTTGGTTTACACAGTTATCCGTACAAAACTTGGTGTGTTCCGTAGACTTTTACTCAATCTAGATGTCATTTCAAAACCGTGGCATACTTCACAGAATGACTCGTAGTCTATGTTGTATGCCTTGCAGACATTTAGGAACTCAGGGATCATTATATCTCCGGCTAGGAAGATAGGTAGATCCGAACCTGCCCTATACACGTGGCAGGGTACTACGTAGAACCTTTCCATCTCGTGCTCCAGTGGGTTAGAGAACCAACCCGGCTTTCACCGGGTTGGGTATTGCTTAGGCTAACTTCACTACTTTACTGCCGGCTTTCCCGCCACCTTCGCGCTTAGGTAACACTGCGATGTAGGGGTTACCGTAACGGTTTGCCAGTAAGACTGGCTCAGTGCCACCTTCAGGGATATACAGTGAGTACTTGTTAATCGGGTAACCGTCACCCTTTTTAGTACTCATTGCAAGGTGCTTCATCTTGCTGTAGCACTCGGCTGCGTTTGCTGCCGTGAACTTACCTTCGGGATCTTTCTTGAGAGCGATCTCACCCTTGGTATTGAGAACGATGGACACCGCACCTTCAAAAGTCTTTGCAGACATGGTATTTCCTTTACAAGTTGTTAAAGAGCGAGAGCGATTCGCATCTCGCTCTGTCGGTGCCGTTGCTCCGACAAATTCAGACTATCAAAAGGTTACAGGGATGTCAAGTTAGCAGGGGAAACGAGGGTTTACCCGTACAGGTAGGCTGGCTGGCTGGCAGGCAGACGGACGGACAGGGGGGGCACATGGACTGGCAAAGCGATGACCGCCCCCAGTAGTAGTAAACCTCGTAATCTACAACCTGCAAAACCAAACATTAAAGATTCCTTAGCCCCCCCTTTTTGCACGCCCACAAAAATTCCAACCCCCAAAAAAGTACGTGTATAGTTATCTCAAGCACTGCCTATTGACACGCGTGTAGGACACCTATATATTCCGCATATGGACAATCTGCCCCTAAATCACACCAAGTGGAATGACCGACTCGCTTTCGATGTGGCGCTTACGCTCGAAGGCACCGGTGAAACGCTCCAAGAAATTATGGCGCGCCATAACATTTCCGCCAGTGATATGTTGATGTTCAAAGCTGATCCGGTCTTTCTCAAGAAGGTGGAGATGTACCGTGATGAAGTCAAAGAGAAGGGGATTACGTTCAAGCTAAAGGCCCGGGCCCAAGCGGAAGAACTCCTGACAACATCTTGGTTGTTGATACACAGCCCGGAAGTTAGCCCCGCAGTCAAAGCCGACCTCATCAAGTCCACAGTGAAGTGGGCGGGTCTCGAACCGAAAGGCGATGTCACGGCAGAAGGTGGCACCGGTGGCGTACGGATTATGATAAATCTTGGTAACAACCCCAGTGACGCGCGCACCATTGAAGCGTCCACAATCGAGGCCGACGATGCAACTACCATTGAGTATTCAGAATCAGTTCAGTGATACGTACAACGGAGTACCGGCTGTCAGGTTTCGCTCAACAACTGAAGCCAAGAACATGGAAGCGACCCTGCGCGAGCACCGCCAGTCCTATCAAACCAAGATCAATAAGTCCAAGAAAACGGGGCGTGAGTTCATTGTGATGCTGCTCGAACCCGCTCAAGAGGTGCTCAGTGGCGCTTGATATTTCCTACACCCCACCCCCAACTGGTAAGAAGTTCATGGCCAGTGACGCCAAGATGCGCGTCCTGATGGGGCCAGTAGGGTCGGGCAAGTCTGTCACCTGTTCGTTTGAAGTCGTGCGCCGTGCGTCCTTGCAAAACCCTAACGCCAATGGCGTTCGTAGGACACGGGCGGCGATTGTGCGTGAGACCGCGCGTCAGTTGCAGGATACGACGATCAAGACCTTCTTAGATTGGTTCCCACCGGGACAGTGTGGGCAGTATATGCGCACGACCAAAACATATTTTTTCAAAGTCGGTGACGTTGAGTGCGAGATAATGTTCCGTGCACTGGACGATGCCGATGATGTGGCGAACTTGAACTCGTTGGAATTAAGCTTCGCGTGGTTTAACGAGTGCCGTGATATTCACCCAGACATTATGGACGCCATGTCCAAACGTGTAGGGCGTTTCCCGAGTTCCAAAGATGGGGGGCCGACATGGCATGGGATGTGGGGCGACACCAACCCGCCCACGATGGATACGTGGTGGTATTACCAGTTGGAAGGGCTTAGCCCCAAAGATGGTGTGTCACCTAACGACAACGGGTGGGACGTATTTAAACAGCCCTCGGGGCGCAGTGTCTACGCCGAGAACGTGGATAATTTACCCGATGGGTACTACGACATACAGGGTCGCTCAGAAGAATATGTACGTGTCTACATTGACGGTGAGTACGGTCTGTCAAGTAACGGGATGCCGGTTTACAAATACTTCCGGCCGGATTACCACATGGCAAAGGATCGGTTGCGCACCATCGTCAACGGTGTGCGTCCAGTTGTCATCGGGATGGACTTAGGGTTAACCCCAGCAGCGGTCATCGGGCAGCAAGATCCACGGGGGCGCGCGCTCATACTTGACGAGTGTGTGTCGTTTGACATGGGCATCCAGAGGTTTATTCGCACCATGCTCAAGCCGTTGCTCTACGAACGCTTCCCCGGGGCTCCTGTGCTGATTGTTGTTGACCCCTCGGGTGTGCAGCGCGCGCAGACCGATGAGCGCAGCGCGGTGGATATTATCAAGGCTGAGGGGATGCGAGTGTTCCCTGCCAAGACGAACAACGTGTCGGCGCGCATTAACGCGGTCGATGAGTACCTCATGCGCCAAGTCGATGGTGATCCTGCGTTCCTTGTCGATCCGCGCTGCACTCAGCTTAAAGCTGCCATGATGGGTGGATACCGCTACAAACCCAAGGGCGATGGCGACATTGACAAGAACAAACACTCCCACGTAGCGGAAGCATTGCAATACCTAATGTTGCATATAGGCAACGCAAGCGAAGGTAATGCACTTGGGCAGCGCAGAGAGGTTAAAAGAGTTCCTGCTATGGGCTGGACATGATATGATTACTTTGCTGCGTCCCTCCGTGGTGTACTACTCCTTCTCCCAGCAATGGGGGTTTGCCCCTGTTGAGCTTGCTCCGGGGGTTTCTTTTTTGTATTCAACGTGTATACTCCGCGGTAGAACCTTAAAGTAAGTAAGGAGCGACTATGAAAGCAAAAGCCAAAAACGCTAAACCATACACGATCATCTCGCAAAATGAGAAGATGGATACGAGTGGTATGGCAGGAAAGCCGATGGAGTACGGTATGATGGAATACGAATACAAACCTCCACTGATGCCAGTTGCTAAGATGGTGCATGAGTTTTGCGAGAAGGCAAAGTAAATGGCTGGACTATCATTCTTGCGGGTCGTGAGTAACTCGGATCTTGCTAAGCAAGAGAAAGAGACGTCCGACCGTGAACTTCAAGAACGCCAGAATCAACCCGTTATCCTCGGACTCGCAGGGTATTTGCGGCAATGTTGGGATGTCGCCCGTCTATCCAAGCGCCCGATCGAGTACAAGATGCTACGCGCGATGCGCCAGCGCAACGGTGAGTACGACGCCGACAAGCTCCAGCAGATTCGTGGGCAGGGCGGCTCAGAAATTTACATGATGATTACCGAAGTCAAGTGCCGTGCTGCGGAGTCTTGGCTTAGAGACATCTTACTTGACAATGGCTCGCCTCCTTGGGACTTACAAGCAAGTCCTATTCCTGATCTGTCCCCTATGCAGTCGCGCGATATTCAAATGGTGTTCGCTGAGCGTGTGCTCAAGATTGTTGAGGAATTTGGTAAGGCTCCCTCGCAAGAGGAGATGCGTGAGATCAAAGAGATGGTGTCGCAAGACTATCGTTTCTCCGTGATGCAAGAAGCGCAGCTCCGTGCTGACCGCATGAAGATTAAGATCCAAGACCAGTTTGCTCAAGGCGGCTGGGAAGATTCGTTTAACGACTTTATTACTGACCTCGTGACGTTCCCTACGGCCTTTATCAAGGGGCCGATCGTACGTAGACAGCGTACTCTTGGATGGGCAACCGATGCTTCGGGGCGTACCATTGTTGAGCCTGTGGAAAAACTCGGGCCTGAGTACGAGCGCGTTGATCCCTTCCGCATTTACCCCGAGCCGGGCATCACCAATCTTGGCGACGGCTATTTATTTGAACTGCACCGCATGACCCGCATGGAGCTCTCCGATTTGATCGGGGTTCCGGGCTACGACGATGATGCAGTGCGTCAAGTGCTTGAGAACGGTAACGGCACCTCATGGATCAATGAGGATGTAGAACTCCAGAAAGACGAGGAGGAGCGTAAGTACTACGCCTATATGCGCCCAACAACTGAGTTCGATGCCCTTGAGTTTTGGGGTAAAGTCTCAGGTAAGATGCTCATCGAATGGGGTCTGGATGAAGAAGAAGTCCCTGATTCGGCGCGCGAGTACGATGCAAACGTCTGGTTGGTGGGCAACTACGTCATCAAGGCTGTGTTGAACTACGACCCCCTTGGTGAGAAACCATACGCCAAGACATCGTTTATTAAGTGCCCCGGCGCGTTCTGGGGTAAAGGTATACCTGAGATCATCGAAGACCTCCAAAGCGTCTGTAACGCCGCGGCAAGGGCTCTGGTGAACAACATGGGTATCTCCTCTGGCCCACAGGTTGAAGTAAACGTCGAGCGCCTACCTCCCAACGAAGACATCACTACGCTGTCACCTTGGAAGATCTGGCAGACGATTAACGATCCAGTGGGGTCAAGTGCGCCGGCAATTCGCTTTACGCAACCAGACTCACGTGCCAACGAGTTGATGGCTGTGTACGAGAAGTTCAGTCGCTTAGCTGACGATCACTCCGGTATTCCTGCCTATGTCTACGGTGACCTCAACGTACAAGGTGCAGGGCGTACATCGTCTGGCCTGTCCATGTTGATGGGTGCTGCGGGTAAGGGCATCCGGCAAGTCGTTATGCACATTGATACTGATGTGGTCAAACCGATTGTTATGCGTCAGTTCGTATACAACATGAGATACGACGAAGACGAATCCATTAAGGGCGATGTTGTTGTCATGGCCAAGGGCGCGATTAACCTCGCGGTCAAGGAAACAGTCAACGTGCGCCGAATCGAATTCCTTAATGCAACCGCCAACCCCGTGGATATGGAAATCATGGGAGTGGAGGGAAGGGCGAGTATCCTACGGGAGATTGCCAAAGGGTTGCAAATGTCCGTGGACGATGTTGTTCCATCTCGGGAGAAGTCCGGCTACCAAAGTCGTATCCAAGCAATGGCTCAAGCGGTTGCAGCGCAACAAGCTCCGGCTGAGCAGGGTACGCCAACACAGCCAGATGGTTCCCCCAAGGGTGGGCAAGAAGGTAACACGGTCAGCAGTAGAGTCAGTGGGATGGCAGCATGATTAAGCCCGAGCCACGGATCCTCAAAGGACTGGCAATGTCAGTTCGCCAACACCCAGAACTTTTGGAGTGGCTTGATGGTCTCCTCGTGCATGAATTCAAGCGGCTACCCTATGCAATAGAAAATCCGGCAGTGTTTCAGGGGCGCTGCCAGATGCTAGTCGAGCTCATTGAGTTCGCTAAAGAGACCCCTGCCGTAGCGGCAAAGTTATAATGTAACTCGCCGTCTAATCACGCATACCGTTAGGAGCGTTCAACATGGCACTTCCAGAGCAAATTCGCAAACAGACCGCGGCAGTTCAAGAGTTGTATAAGCAACTCAACACGGACGACAACACAGGCACACCGTCAGGTGAGGCCGATGGTACCGTTCCGCCCGTTGAAAATGCTAATACTGCTTCCTATGCCGACGAGAACGCTGACGCGAATAATGCGGCTCCATTACCCACGAGTGAGCAGAAGTCGGGTGATGACAATACGTCAGAAGAAACTATCGTCCAGAAGTATCGGACATTACAAGGTATGTATAACGCTGAAGTTCCGCGGCTGCACCAGCAGAACCGTGAGATGCAACAGCGCGTACAGAGTATGGAACAGTTGCTTGCTTCGCTCTCAGCACAGCAGTCGGCTCCCGCCTCGCAACCTACTCAGGCAGAGAAACTTGTTTCCGAGCGTGATGTTGAGGAGTATGGAGAGTCGCTTGATGTGATGCGCCGGGTGTCGCGCGAGGAGTTAATCCCCGTTGCCCAACGTCTCGGACATATTGAGCAGATGTTGCAGCAGATGCAAACACAGGTTGTGCCGCAAATGCAAGCCGTTGCGCACCGCCAGCAGTTATCATCTGAGCAGCAGTTCTGGGCCGACCTTGCATCCGTGATTCCTAACTACCGTGAAATTAACGGTAATGAGTCGTTTCAATCATGGTTGCTGGAGGCCGATCCACTGACTGGCATTACTCGTCAGACATACCTTGATGACGCACAACGCGGGCTTGATGCACGCCGAGTCGCCAACTTCTTCCGTACTTGGCTTGAGAATACTGGTCAAGCTACCGTTGCTCAATCCACAGGATCGAACTCCCAATCGGAGTTGGAGAGACAGATTACCCCCGGTCGTTCAAGAGGCACCGGAGCACCTGCCAATCCAAACAAGGCTAAGGTATACAGCCCGCAAGACATCGAAAAGTTCTTTAACGATGTTCGAGCAGGTCGTTTCAAAGGCCGCGAGCAAGAGCGAAATCGAATTGAACGCGATATCTTCGCTGCACAGCGTGAGAATCGCATCCAAGTTAACGCGTAATTAGAGGATTTACATCATGTCTTATCCCGTTTCCCCCGGCCGTCCAAATTATAGCGGCAATTTTATTCCTGAAATCTGGTCAGGCAAACTGATCGAGAACTTCTACGACGCCACTGTGCTCGCAGCAATCTCGAACACTGACTACGAAGGCGAGATTCGCCAGTATGGTGACACGGTTAATATCCGCACCACACCCGAAATCACAATTCGTGACTACGTCAAAGGTCAAAGCTTGACTGTAGAAAATCCAGACAAGCCAAAAATCCAGCTCGTTATCGACAAAGGCGAATACTTCGCTTGCGTGGAAGACGATGTGGATAAGGTTCAGTCGGACATCAACCTGATGGATACATGGTCAAAGGACGCTTCCGAGCGTATGAAGATCAAGATCGACCAGCGCGTGTTGACAGACATCCTCCCCGGTATCAGTGCCTTTAACAAGGGCGCAACCGCTGGTGAACAGTCTTTGTCGTTTAACCTCGGTACAACTGGTTCGCCGTTGACTGTTACTAAGGATGGCGCATCGAGCACCACTTCCGTTGTTGACCTTTTGGTTGACCTCGGCACAGTGTTGGATGAGGCTAACGCACCTGAAGGCGACCGCTTCGTAGTTATTCCTGCCAAGATGGCTGGTTTAATTAAGAAGTCTGAGCTCAAGGATGCCGCGCTAACCGGTGACAGTATGTCTATCGTTCGCAATGGTCGTCTCGGTATGGTTGATCGTTTCACCATCTACGTGAGTCATAACCTGAGTGTTTCATCTGGCAAATACAGCATCATCGCTGGCCATAAGATGGGCTTCACGTTTGCTTCACAGATGACAAACATGGAAACCATTCGCTCCGAGTCCACCTTCGGCAACATTATCCGTGGTCTGCAAGTCTACGGTTACAAAGTTGTTAAAG